TCAGGTGGTGGAGGTGCTGTAGGTGGTGCTACAACTATTAGCACGGCTAACATTGAGGCAACCCAAGGACAAACTGCATTTACTGCACCTAATGTATTTGATGACGGTCAGCAGGCAACTACATTCTCTGTACAGGTAAGTATCAATGGCGTCAAGCAGAGATTAGGTGCTTCTAATGATTATCAATTATCAGCACCACAAACAGTAACTTTCAACTCCGGACTTACCGTAGGGGATAATGTACAGATTAGTGTCTATTTTGGACACACGTTTGAAGAAGAATTTTTTACGTCAACGCAGAACCAAACAACATTTACGCTTTCTGGTAATCTTGCTGCTGCTAAGAACTATAGAGTTTTTCTAAATGGAGTCAGACTTAGAAGAGATATTGACTATCAGGCATCTGCTGCTGTTGTTTTAGCGCAAGCTTGTGCTGATGGTGATGAGGTTGATATCTGTTCAGACCAAGCAGAAGACCAACTAACTGCTAGTGCTGGTCAAACGTCATTTGCCCCATCAAACTCCGATACATCTTCAGATAATATGGAAGTATATCTGAACGGTATCTTGTTACAGAGGACAGAGGATTGGACTATTGGCAATCCTGCTATCACAATTATCAACCCTGTAACTGGTCTAGATGTAGGTGACGAGTTAGATGTTGTCGTAAGACGTTCATAAATAAAAGAAAGTCTTGAATAAATGGCGAACCCATCTACAAGACAGGAGTTAGTCAACTACGCCAAAAGGCAACTGGGTGCTCCGGTTCTTGAAATCAATGTTGCTGATGAGCAAATTGAAGATCTGATGGATGATGCCATTCAGATTTATCAAAATCGCCACATGGATGGCGTAGAATTGATGTATCTGAAACATCAAGTCACTCAGGATTTTCTTGATGCAATCCAAGCTAAAGGAAACGATAAAGGGACTGGTATCACTACCACCACCGCTAGTGCAACTATTACTGGAATTGGCACTACCACCTTTAGTTATGAGGAGAACCAGAATTTCATCCAGATTCCTGACGCTGTTATTGGGATCGAAAGAGTTTTCAAACTGGACAATCGTCTGATCTCGACGAACATGTTCAACATCAACTATCAAATGATGTTGAATGATGTGTACTTCTTCAGTTCAATGGAACTGCTTGGGTACACGATGACCAAGCGATACTTGGAAGATCTGGACCATATCCTGCATCCAGATAAACAGATTCGATTCAACCGTCGTCAGAATCGCTTGTATCTAGATGTAGATTACTCTAGCATGCAAGCGGGTGACTATTTGATTATTCGTTGTTATAGGGTTCTAAATCCGAATGACTATAACAAAGTATACAATGATCCTTTCTTGAAAAAATACTTCACTGCATTGTGTAAAAAGCAGTGGGGTATGAACTTGATCAAGTTCCAAGGTGTCAAGTTGCCTGGTGGTGTTGAACTCAACGGCAGACAAATCTACGAAGATGCCCTTGGCGAGATTGAGAAACTTGAGGAGAGGATGACATATGAGTATGAACTTCCTCCTCTTGACCTGATTGGATAATGGCACTAAACCCTTTCTTTCAGCAAGGCACAGTAGGTGAACAAAATCTCGTACAGGATCTAATCAACGAACAGATCCAAATGTATGGGGTAGAGTTCGTTTACCTGCCTAGAACTTTTGTAAATATAAAGAATGTGATGCGGGAGGTCACGAGTTCTGAGTTCAAGAACTCCTTCCCGATTGAAGGTTATATCGAATCATATGAAGGATTTGATGCTGGGTATAATCTACTTACAAAATTTGGTGTGAGAACCACCGCAGAGATGAAGATTGTCATCTCTCAGGATAGGTATACAAACTACATTACACCGCTGATTGCAGGAAGAACTGGTTTATCAAACGATCCTACTCGTCCTCTAGAAGGCGATCTTTTATATTTCCCATACAGAGATCTTCTGCTAGAGATCAAGTATGTTGATGATGTAAGCAACTTCTATCAACTACGGAAGAACTATTCATATACTCTAACGTGTGAACCGTTCGAGTATGAAGATGAGGTTATTGATACTGGAATCACTGTCGTAGATGACGATTTCAGGACTGCTGGTTACAACGCTACCTTGAGACTGGTCTCGGTCGGCAATACCGCAACTGCAATTACTAGTGTCCAAACAGGCATCCGTTACATCAAATTGCTGGACGGTGGTACTGGATGGACTGCTGATCCTCCAGTCAAGATTGCTCCTCCTCAAGCTGGCGGAACGACAGCAACTGTTGTTGCAATTACTAGCGAAACGTCAGGATTCAGACGCCGCAGAATTAGTGAACTCTATATCACTAATCCTGGTTCTGGTTACACAAGCACCCCCTCCATCCAATTCCTTCCTGAAGATGGTAAGGGTATTGGTGGTGCTGCACAAGTTGCCATCTCCACTACAGGTGGTGTTGGTGTTGTTACGATCACCTCTGGTGGTGGTGAGTATGTTGTTCCTCCCACGATTACCTTCTCCGCACCTCCCGGAGCAGGTCATACCGCTAAAGGTTATGGTGTACTTGGAAACACTGGAAACCTTGAATCTATTCGGATTACTGATGCTGGTAGTGGTTACACCAGTGCTCCCACTATTCAAGTCTCTGCTGCTGGAACTATTGGGGTCGGAACATTCTCTTATGGAGAAGTCATTACCGGTCAGTCTTCTCTCAGCACAGCGTTTGTAACCGGTTGGAATGCTTCCACTCTGACCCTGACAGCACGCAACATCAGCAACGACTTCCAACTCGGCGAACTAATCGTTGACAACGAAGGTTCTGCGTATCGTCTAAATACTATTGACTATGATGATACCGAAGAAGAGTTCAACACTGGTGACGTGATTGAGATTGAAGCAGACGGTATTTTAGACTTTACAGAGAAAAATCCATTTGGTGAAGTATAATGATTGGTAATTATTTTTACAATGAGACTATTCGGAAGACCGTAATCGCATTCGGTACTCTGTTCAATAACATCACTATCAAGAAGTATGCTAGTGATGGTAAGTCTATTAGTCAGATCAAAGTCCCCATTGCATACGGACCTATTCAAAGGTTCCTTGCACGCATTGAACAACAATCAAACTTTGATGACAACATAGCGATCTCTTTGCCTCGCCTGTCATTTGAGTTGTCTTCATATACTTATGATGCTAGCAGGAAAGCATCACCTATTCAAAAATTTACTATGAAATCTCCGTCTCAAAAGACGAAGATCAAAAAAATGTTTCTACCCGTCCCATATGATGTGGGATTCAGACTCAGTTTTGCAACCAAGTTGCAAGACGATGCCTTGCAAATTATAGAACAAATTTTACCATTCTTCCAACCCGCTTACAGCGTGACAGTGAACATGCTGGAGGGTGTGGAAGAGAAGAGAGATATCCCCTTTACTCTAACAAACGTATCGTTTACTGATGAGTATGAGGGTGATTTTTCAACTCGTAGATTCATTCAATATGATCTAGATTTCGTAGCAAAGACTTACTTTTATCAAGAAGTACCTACGGACGAAAATGGAATTATCAAAAAAGTTCAAATCGATTACGCTACCGCTATCCGAGCTCCAAGGGAGCAACGGTACACTGTTGTTCCACAAGCCGCCAAAGATTATAATGATGATGGCACGGGATCTCTTGCTGCCACCCTCACCACAAAGCAAACTCTCGTAAAAGTTACATCAGGATCTTCCTTCGCTGTTGGTGGATTTATTCAAATCAACAGCGAAGTCATGAAGATCAAAGAGATCTCTGGTAACGACTTGATCGTCAACCGTGGACAGTTTGGCACCAGTATCGATTCCCACGCAAGTGGAGATAGTATCGATCTGGTCAACAAATCTGATTCTGATCTTATTGATTATGGCGATACCTTTGGATTCACAGAGACCAGATCTTTCTTTGATGCAGATGGTCTTGAATTCAGTACTGTTACTGGCACTGATGAATTATGACAAAAGACTTTGATGCTATCGATAAAGCACTAGATGTAAAATCTGAGATTGTCAATGAGACAAAGGCAATCAAGAAAAAGATCAAGGAGACTCCAGATGCTCCTGATCAAGACTACGAGTATTCTCGTGCCCAACTTTATAATCTTGTAGAGAAAGGACAGGAAGCAGTAAACGGTATCCTTGACGTGTGCATGGATACTCAACATCCCAGAGCATATGAAGTTGCTGGTCAGTTGATCAAACATGTTGGTGATGTTACTGACAAAATCGTTGATCTACAGAAGAAGATGAAGGATCTGAAAGCAGAAGATGGTCCTAAAAATGTCACTAATAACGCGCTATTTGTTGGTAGCACGAGTGAACTACAGAAGATGATCAAGAAGGGTCTGCTAAATAATACGGACAAGTAGTCTCATTAGATGAAATATACCTATAGATTGCCCATCTTTGAGGCACCTGGAGATGCGTTCGCTAAGATGAGCGACGACCTGTTTGCGGACTATCTGAAGAAGAATCCTGCTACTGCGGAAAGGGCGAAACAAGTTCGTAAGCAGGCACAAGCACGTGCTGCTAAGGCAGGGGCAAAACCCACCAGTGGTGCTAGTTCTAGTTCGGCAAAACCATCCGGACAGAAAAAGTTAGGAACTAGTGCAATTATCAGGAATGATCGTGTTGTCAAAAGTGATTCACAAGGCAATAAGTCTAATAAGGTTGGTGGCTCTGGTGGTAGCAAGCGTGTGTCTTCTGCTGGGGGCACAGCAGTAGATATGGGTGTGAAGAAGGTGAAGGTTCGGGACGTAACTCCTGGACAGAAAAAACTTCCTGGTTCAGCAGGTGGTTCTACGTCTTCCTCA